TAAAGGAGATACTACTAAAGAATTTTCAGTAGGTGTTAAAGATATAGATGAGGCAGTATTTTATTATTTTAATAACGAAATTAAACCTTTTGTTTATCAAAATGGTAATAGAATAGAAGTACCTATAATTTATGGTTCTCCTGAGAGATGGAAATCATTTCAACGTGATGGGTATTATAGAGATAAAAAAGGTGCTATTATGTACCCTATTATAGTAGTAAAAAGAGATACTTTATCTAAAGATAGAACAGTAGCTAATAAATTAGATTCTAACCAACCTAACTTATATGGTATGTATTCTAAAAACTTCTCTTCTAAAAATTTTTATAGTAACTTTGGTACTCTAAATAATAGAAAACCAGTAGAAAAATTTCATATAGTAGCACAACCTGATTATGTAACAATAGAATATAGTTGTATAATACAAACTTATTATATGGAACAACTAAACAAAATAGTTGAATCATGTGAGTATGCATCTGATTCATATTGGGGTAATCCTGAAAAATATGTATTTAGGTCTTTTATAGATAGTTTTACTACAAAAACAGAAATTCCTAATAATAGTGATAGAATGGTAACAGGAACTTTTAATATTAGATTAAGAGGATATCTTATACCAGATACTATCCAAAAAGAATTAAATTCTGTAAAAATGTACAACAGTAAATCATCAGTTATAGTAAGTGAAACTGTTGTTCAAAACATTGATGATCTTTAAAAAAATACATCATATTTATAAACATATATAATTAAATAAATAAATAATAAAACAATTATGAAAAAGTTATCAGAAAAAGAGTTATCAACATTAAAAGATTTTCAAGAAAAAAACCAAAAAATCGTTAGTGATTTAGGTAATATTGAACTAAATATTGATATGCTTAAAAAACAAAAAGAAAGTGTATTAAAAGAATTTGAAAAATTGCAAGATGACCAAAATTCAATAGGAAAAGAATTGCAAGAAAAATATGGTGCAGGTAATATAGATTTAGAAAAAGGAGAATTCACACCTGTAGAATAACTTTTTGAAGTATTCTCCAATATTTATAATAAATAATATTAAAATACAATATAAGCAATGGCAGAAACATTAATATCCCCAGGTGTATTAGCAAGAGAAAACGATCAATCCTTTATTGGTGGCGCACCCATTACTTTTGGAGCAGCTATCATTGGTCCTGCAGTAAAAGGCCCAGTTGGTATTCCAACAGCGGTTTCCACATTTTCACAGTATCAAGCAATTTTTGGTGGTAGTGTTGAAAGTGGTTCTCAATATTACACATACTTAAACTCAATAGCAGCAAGTAACTACTTTTCTCAAGGTGGTGAATCTCTATTAGTAACTAGAGTAGTCACAGGTTCATTTTCAAGTGCAGTCACCTCAGGTAGTACAGCAACACAGTTTAATAACTCTGGTATTTCTACTGTAGGATGGGATAATTCTGGAGGAGGAGGAGCACAAGATTTAGGATATCAAAAAGATGCTTTTCAACTTTCAACTATCTCTGAAGGAACAATAATGAATAATTACCAAGCAGCAGATTCAGCTGGAGGTACATTAGATTCTGGTAGTACTGATAACTTAAGATGGGAAATAAGTAATGTAAATACCTCATCAGGTCAGTTTTCACTACTTATTAGAAGAGGTAATGACACAACAAATCAAAAGGCAGTATTAGAAACATTTAATAATGTATCTATGGATCCAACAGCAGCTAACTATGTTTCAGCTGTTATAGGAGATTCATACGCTACTGTTGCTTCAGATGCTGGAGAATATTTTATACAATCAAATGGTTCATATCCAAATAGAAGTGCATATGTTTATGTATCTGCTGTAAATACACCTACACCAGAATATTTTGATAATAATGGAACAGCTAAAGATTTATATACAGGTAGTTTACCTAACGTAGGATCAGGTTCATTTACAGAGGCTACAGGAGATAACTTCGAAAATAATGATGCTAAGTTCAACCAAAATATTACAGCAACTAATATTCAAGGAATAGGCGCTAATGATTATACAGAATCTATTTCTTTATTAAATAACAAAGATCAATATCAGTTTAATGTAATATCAACACCTGGTTTAAATAAACAAGACCATTCAGCACAAGTTAACTTGATGGTAGCATTAGCTCAAAGTAGAACAGATTGTATTTCAGTTATTGACTTAGTACCTTATGCTGCTAATGTAAATACAGTAGTTACTCAAGCAAGTAGCTTTGATACTTCATATTCAGCTACTTACTGGCCTTGGTTACAAACTATTGATGCTGCAACTAATCAAACAGTATGGGTTCCACCATCAACTTATATTCCTGGTGTTTATGCCTTTACAGATGCTTCATCTGATCCATGGTTTGCACCAGCAGGTCTAATTAGAGGATCTTTAGGAAGTGTAGTAAGAGCAGAAAGACAACTAACATCAGGTAATAGAGATTCATTATATGAAGCAAATATTAATCCAATAGCTACCTTCCCAGGAAGTGGTATTGTAGTATTTGGACAGAAAACATTGCAGAAAAAAGCAAGTGCTTTAGATAGAGTAAATGTTAGAAGATTATTGATTTCTCTTAAGAGTTTTATTTCACAAGTATCAAATAACTTAGTATTTGAACAAAATACTATTGCTACTAGAAATAACTTTTTATCACAAGTTAATCCATATCTAGAATCGGTACAACAAAGACAAGGTTTATACTCCTTTAAAGTAGTAATGGATGATTCAAACAATACACCAGATGTGGTAGATAGAAATCAGTTAATAGGTCAAATTTATTTACAACCTACTAAAACAGCAGAATTTATTATCCTAGATTTTAATGTACTTCCAACAGGAGCAACATTTCCAGAATAATAATTTTTAAATAAACCAATATTTATAATAAATAAAATAAAATACAATGGCAGTAATAGGACCAAACGATATATTTTTCACACCTTTTGAACCCAAACAAAAGAATAGGTTTATTCTTTATATGAGTGGTATCCCATCGTTTCAAATTAAAGGGATGAGTGCTGTAACCTTGAATCAAGGAGTAGTGAATTTAAATCATATTAATCTCCAAAGATATGTAAAAGGTAAAAGTGTATGGGGAACTATTAGTATGACTTTATTTGACCCAATATCTCCATCAGGGGCACAAGCTGTGATGGAATGGGTTAGATTACACCACGAATCAGTAACTGGTAGAGATGGGTATAGTGATTTTTATAAAAAAGATCTAACCTTAAATGTACTTGGACCTGTAGGTGATGTTGTTTCTGAGTGGATTATTAAAGGAGCTCAGATTGTAGATGCTAACTTTGGAGATTACAGTTGGGATGAAGAAAATGCTGCTCAAAATATTCAAATGACACTTCAACCTGATTACTGTATATTGAATTTCTAATCAATATAATAAAATAAATTATAAATAGCTTGGCTTTTGTCAAGCTTTTTTTTATCTTTATATGTATGACTGAAGATAATGTTATAAACCAAAATAAAGTATATGTCTGATTTTAAATTTCCTACTGAAGAAGTAGAATTACCATCAAAAGGATTAATATATCCCGAATCAAACCCACTCTCAAGTGGTAAAGTAGAATTAAAGTATATGACTGCTAAAGAAGAAGATATTCTTAGTAATCAAGCTTATATTCAAAAAGGAGTAGTATTAGATAAACTTTTAAGATCCCTAATAGTAAATAAAGATATTAATATTGATGATTTAATCACAGGTGATAAAAATGCTATCTTTATAGCAGCTAGAATATTAGGCTATGGTAAAGAATATAATGTATCCATTAAAGATATAGAATACTCTTTAGATTTATCAAGGTTAGAAAATAAAAAATTTGATGAATCCTCTATAAATAAAGGTACAAATTTATTTTCTTATACTATGAAATCATCAGGTACTGTTATTGAGTACAAGATTTTAAATGGTAGAGATGAAAAAATTATAGAAAGGGAAATTGAAGCACTTAAAAAATTAAATAAAGATTCTTCAACAGGTATCACTACTAGATTAAAACAAATAATTATCTCAGTAGATGGTCATACAGAAAAAAAGGATATTAATGATTTTGTAGATAACTATTTATTAGCTATAGATTCTAGAGCATTTAGAGAGCATATAAAAAACACTCAACCAGATGTTGATATGAATTATATACTTGATAATGGTGAGGAGGTGGCCATTCCTATTGGCCTAAACTTTTTTTGGCCTGAGCTTTAATATAGCACCACAATTTAGATTAAATTTATTTTCTCAAATACACCAAATCCTATTTCATGGTAAAGGAGGATATGACTATGTAACTGTATACAATATGCCTATATGGTTGAGAACTTATACTTTTTCTGAAATAAAAAAATATTATGAGGAAGAGAAAAAAGCATCACAACCTGAAGCTAAAAAAGGTACTACCTCATTAGTAACACCAGATGGTAAAGTAAATAAGGAAGCATTTAAAGAAGCTAGTGCACCATACAAAGGTAAAGTAGGTTATAAGTAACAATATTTATAATAAAATATACTAATGGCATCTAAGCAAGAATTAGAAAATCAAAAGGCATTAAATAAGGCAATAAAGGATCAAACCAAATCCCTTGAGGCACAAACTCAAAGTATAAAGGATGGTCTGGCTCTTTCCAAAGAACAAGTACAAAATCAAAGGGATATTTCTAATGTCATTAGAGACCAAACTAAAGATCTTCAATTTCAAAAACAAGAACGAAGTGAATTACTAAGCATAGGTAGATCACTTAATAAAATAGCTCAAGATAATTTAAGTTTCGAAGATAGAACTTTAGGTACTTCTAAAGATATTGCTAAAATTTCTAAACAACGGGAAGAGGTTCAAAATAGAATTAAACAAATTCAATCCCTACAAAATAATATATTAGAGGGTACTTCTCGAAAACAACAGGATATTAAAGATTCTTTAAAAGATCAAGAAAAATCAGCAAAAGAATTAGAACAATCTTTAGCAGAAACAGAAAATTATAGTAAAGGCATTGCTTCTTCTTTTGGTGTTAAAGCTTTTTCAGGTTTATCTGGTATGATTAAAAATATTCCTGGTTTAGGTGTATTATCTACTCCCTTTGAAGATGCATATGAAGCAGCAAGGGCAACTAGAGAAGAGCAGGTATTACAAGTTAGAGAAACTAATGAACTTAGTAAAGAATATAATAAAATGTTTGATACTGGGGAAGGATTAACAAAAGGAGTTATTAAAAGACTTGGGTTAGAAAAAAAGATTGGTACAGAAATTGCAGGCCCGGCCGCAGCTTCTCGAATGAGAAAAATGGGTCTTGATGTAAAAGAAAGGAAAGAAATGGAAAAACTTCCTGGTGCTATGAAAAGTATAACATCAGGAGGAATGAAATTAGCTTCATCTTTAAATAAAGCTTTTGGTGTAGGCTTAGTTATTGCTTTTACTGATGAACTACTTTTAGTTAATTCACAAACAGTTGAATTACAAAAATCATTAGCTTTATCTGCTAGTGAAGCTACAGATTTAAGACAAGAATTTGCTGCTTCTGCTGCCTCTTCCGAAAATATTAATATTTCTACTACTGCTTTACTTGAAACTGTTACAGCATTAAGTAAACAATTTGGTTTCCCTACTTTATTTGACAAAGAAACATTAATTACTACCACTAAATTAACCAAACAAGTAGGCATTAGTGCAGAATCCGCAGGTATGTTAGCGGCAGCAACTGTTACAACAGGTAAGAATTTTGAAGATCAATATAAAGATGCTTTAGGTACTAGTTATGAACTTCAAAGACAAGCAGGTGTTCAACTTGATTTAAGAAATATTTTAGAGGAAAGTGGAAAAGTAACAGGTACTATTAGAGCTAACTTAGGTTCTAATGTAGAAACAATAGCGGCGGCAGTTACACAAGCCAAACTATTTGGTGGAAGTTTAGATGATGTTGCAAATGCTAGTAAAGCATTATTAGATTTTGAATCTTCTATTACAGCAGAATTAGAAGCAGAATTACTTTTAGGAAAAAATATTAACTTAGAAACAGCAAGACAAGCCTCTTTAAATGGAGATATGGTTACTGTAGCTAAAGAGTTAAGAAAAGAAGCTGGTGATTATACTGAGTTTTCTAAAATGAATGTAATTCAGCAAGAGGCATTAGCCAAAGCTATGGGAATGCAATCAGATCAATTAGCTGATATTTTATTCCAACAAGATATACAAGGTAAAACCGCTGGTGAATTAAGAGCATTAGGAAAAGATGAATTAGCTGATAGATTAGAGGCTCAAACAGTACAAGAAAAATTTAATGCCTCTATAGCAAAACTTAAAGGTATACTAGGAGATGTAGTTACGGCATTTATGCCTATTTTAGATATTTTAGGTAGTGTTTTTGAAGCTATAGGTAAAGTAATAAAGGTTCTCCAACCTCTTATAGGTATGATAACTGGGGCATTATCAGGATTACTTCTATCAGGAGGTAATCCAATAGGTGCTTTAATAGGAGGAGTTATAGGAGCTGGAATGGATGTAGCTAATGCAACAACAGCCAATGATGCAGTGATACCTCCAGGATATGGAGATACCATTGTAAAACGAGGTAAAGACACAATAGCATTAAATAATGATGATACAGTTGTAGCAGGAACAAACCTAGGAGGTGGATCAAATAAAACAGGTGAAAGAACTAATCAATTATTAGAATCTCTTATAATGCAAAATGCTAAAAAACCCGAACTATCTCCAGTAGGACTATATGAGGTACAATAACCTAATATGTATAATAAAGTATTAATACAACTAAACTAATAAAATTATGACTCCACGAAAGAAAAAACCTTCTAATATTGGGTTACAACATATGTTGAAAAATGAAGGATCTCTCCTTTCTATGAATGATGGTCGAGATTACAGTGTAGCAGGTAGAAGTGCAGCTGATTTGTCTTCAGATAATGGTACAATTCACTTCCAATATTCTACTCGAAATACCCCTCGAGCAGATAATATTTCACCTAGTTGGATAGGTCAATTTGGTGCTACTATAAACTCAATTCCCCAACCAACTTCAGTTGGACTCTCAGGGGCAGGTATAGTAGACTCTGTTAAGTACGAAGAAAATATGCCTAGATAATATGGCTAGCCCCCAAAAAATTATTCCTCTTATTACTCTAAAAACAAACTTAAGGACCTTAAGATATAGTAGGGACCAATATGGTGAAGGATTTAGTGGGCAACCTTATGTAAAAAAACAATTAGTAAAGGATTTTAATGATGAGACTTCTGCAAGATTAACCTTAATAGGGGGTAATGGTAGAGATGTAAATGGT